TCTTGCCTTTATAAGAAAAATTGTTATTTAATTTTAGCTTCATTTAAAAATAATTAATTTATAGTTAAGTTATAGCGCTTATAGATTAATAGGTCAATTGTCAAAAAGTACTATTAACGCATAACAGGTTTGTAAGTAATGTCTTTGCCTTGCATTGATCCATCAATTAATAATAATGGAGTACCTTGATTAAAGTCGGTTGTGTCGCTTTCCTGAACAAGTCCTTTAGCTAAGAAATCAAAGCGATGTACATAATAAGATTTTATATAATCATCTGATTCGTTGCCAACATACACTGTAGGTTGATAAAAAGAATCTGTTAAAAGTGATGGAAGTTGATAATTTGCAATGGCTTTTAAAATTGGTACTTCGTAAGATCTAGCTTGATCTGAGGCGTTCGCTCCAGTTACATCATTTTTTGAAGGTACCACAACATAAATTGAAAAATCATTTTGACTTTCATATCTAAAGCTTTCATTTGTATTTATGGCACTTGTTAAATCACTTGCAACCGTACCATTTTTATAAATAATATTTGCCCCAATAGTTGCAAACATTGATGATTTATACACCTGATTAGTGCTTGCTGTATATAGTTCCGATAACCTTTCTGGTGTAGCTATGCCCTGTATTCTGGTGGTTTTTGCTGCCGTGATTACTCCTTGCGCTGGCGCTCCTAAAGTTGCGTTGTCGGTAGTGTATGTGAAGTTATTAGCATCTATTGTTGTTATTTGTTTATATCCGTTATATCCATCAAAATCATCTCTTAATAGACTGCCAACCTCTGGCGCTGGAGTGATGGGATTTGTTGTTACTTTACAAGTAAATATTTTATCAGAATCGTTAGGGACTGTTAATAGCTCAAATATTCCATTATATTCACTGGGTTGATTTCCAGATAATTCAACATACAAAGGTAATTGCAACCCACTATAGAGGGAGGGATCAGATAGTTTATGGTCTGTAACCGTGGTTATTGTTGCTATGTTACCAACTCTTGTTATAGAGGCTATTACTATTGATTCTTTTGCACCTTTTACACTAATGTAATTTCCAGTAATCAAACCGCTGGCCGTGCTGGTCGCTGTGACGGTCGTTCCTACCCTACTTAATGAAGTGATACTTATAATATCACTAAAATCGTCTGTATATTTAGAAATAACCTCTTTTAATCTGTCAACTATATTTACAACGTCCATATTATGTTTTTCTAATTTTAAAGCCTAAGCTTTTAAGCCCTTTGTTGATTTGTTTGCTTATATTGTGAGCCACTTGATTGCCCAACTTTTCAACTGTGCGACCTAATGGCTTTCTTGCTGCCATTTTTGAGCTACCCAATTCTAAAACTCTTGCATAATCTTTGGCAAATCCACGACTTCCTGAGCCAAACTCAAGCCTTGAACTTCCTAGAACTTTAAAATCTATTGATTTTCTAAAGTTACCAGTAATGATTGCAGGGGTTTGCGAGGAACTTGACGCAATATGTAACCTTGATCTCTTTAATTTTTTGCCGCCTATACCCTTGTAAACTCTGTAAGTTTTGCCGCTTTTAGTTTCTTTCATACTTTTTCTAAGATCAGAGACTAGAGCCTTACCACTGATGGCAGATCCCTGCCTAATTCCTTTTGCTATATGAAGTGGTGCTTTAAAAACAGCAACTATAGATTTTTCATTTTGAGGGCTTTCGATTAATTTAAACATTATCTTAAATTTGCTTCATATGTAGAATCTCCAGTTTCTGACGCTCTTAATCTTATTGTGCGAAATTGTTTTGCAATATTTTCTGTACTAAGAACTTTAAATTTAATACCTCGCCAATCAACCCATAGTTGAATCGTATAATCAATATCAGCAGTGTAAGGAAAATAAAAATCTGTTGTTGTTACGCCTGAAGTATTAACGTTATCAATGTATCTATTGTTGGGGCTTGTTTTAACCATGGCCCACATAGTAGCCAAATCTTGAAATGCAATATCTTGGTAAGTTCCAGGACTGTTATTGTCTGTTGTTGTTGTCGTTTGTACTATAATCTTTTGATCTCTATCGCCAGTGCAAACTTTAGTCTTGTTGTTTTTAATTGTATTGCATGCCATTATATGACTCTAAATAAAAGTTTTGAAATTATGTAGGGCGAGTAAAATTTCATATATAAATTTGAATCGCACCCAGAACAATCACCAGAATTATCAAATAAAGCCGATATGTGAAATTTCATGCCTTCTTTCAGGGCCTCGGGTACAAATGTTGCGTTCACACCGTACCCGCTTACAAAAGTAATTTTTACTGCCTGCCTGCGATCATCTATTGACGGAAAAGATTGATTTTTATTTAAATAAATAGCAGCGTAATCAGCTTCATCAGTAATATAGTATTTCGTAGCGTCAAAAGTGGTTAAAACATCGTCGATATAATATTCTAAACTTGTAATTGATTGTAGTTTGGATTTTAAAAGACCTATTGAATAATCTGAATTGCAGACAAAAGGGTAAAAGTTATCAGGATAAAACCCACAAGAAAAGTTATCAAGATAGGTTGACCAAGTCTTATTAATCATATCTCTACCAGTTATTTTCTCGCAAAGTTGTCTGACGGTCTTAATAAGGGGGTTTATAATATCGTCATAATCAGTTGTAGTAATTCTTAAGAAGGTTTTAACTTCTGCCAAGGTTAATGGCTCGGTCGCTGCGTCAGTTAATAAAATGTAATTAGTTGGAGATATTTTCATTTTAATTATTTATAATTATACTGACGCAGTTTATTATTGACTTGCAAAAGAATTAATATTGGTTGTTTCTGTAGCTCCAGAAATAGTCAATCTATATCTGATCCCAGGAACATAACTTATATTCCAAGAGCTAGCCACCACAATAGCAGCATCCCCAGTCGTTGTAAATGTATCATTTGCATTAGCTCCTATGCTCTCAAGATCAATTGATGCCCCGCCAAAAACTCCTGAAATTTTAAGATTAGCTTTTCCATTTCCAGAAAATGGCAAACTTGATCCATTAGCTGTTTGAGCAGTAAATATTTGTAATGTGGTAAATGCTGACATGATTAATTTAGCTTAAAGTTATTTCAATAGAAATTGTTGCTTTTACAGTATTAAGTGACGCTCCATCTGAAGTAAAGTTAATATTACTACCAACAGAAACTGCATTTAAAGCAGTCGGGGCGGCTGAGTATACAATTCCAGCAGCCGAGCCAACATTAGAGATATTTACTGACCCACCAGTAATATTAACTGCGGAAATACCACTAGTAATAAGCGCATCAGCAGCTATAATAGGACCATCAATGATTATCTGTATATTAGTGATAGTTCCAGCCACAGGTGACGCAACATATGCAGTTAAAGTAGATGAAATGTCAGCTAGCTCAACTGTAATATAAGTTTTTTTAAGGTTTTGACCAGCACCAGTTTTAATAACTCCACCAACAATAAACTCATTATCATTGCCTGATCCGGCTTGTTTAAAAGTATTTAATACATTAGACATGTTTTATTTTATTTAGGTTATTATTTCTTTTTCTTGGCTTTAGATGCGGGCTTTGAAAATGATTTATTTTCTGGAGCCTTATCTATTGCTTTATTTGCAAGATCGTCGATAGCTTTTTTTTGATCTTCTTCCTCTTTCTCAGCTTCTAATTGAGATTTGGCAAGGTTATCAGCTTCCTCTTTCTCAGCTTCTAATTGAGATTTGGCAAGGTTATCAGCTTCCTCTTTAATGGCTGCTTCAATTTTTATCTGTTTCTCTTTTTCAATTAATGCCAATCTTTCAGAATCGTCTTTAAATTCTACAGCCCATCCTTGTTTTAAAAATACCTTAGCTAGTTCGTTATACATCTCAACGACACTGCCTTCAGCATATTCTTTTGAATATATACCTAAGGGGCACGATGATGCTGTCTTGGTCTTTAAAATCTTAATTTTCATAATTTGTTTTATTTATTTATTATGTTAAAATAGAGGGGTTGTGATCCCCCCCCATTATATTAAAAATCTTAAGCAACTGGCGCAGATCTTGGAGACCCAAGAAGAGCAACTGAATCTAAAGTAGCTCCAGTAGAAACTCCAGTTGAAACGAAACTAATTCTATAATAGCGATAAATAGCTGCAATCCCCACTTTAGAATCACCAGCAGCTGATAAAGCCGCCTTGGCTTCGGTGCCTATTATAGAATCTCCAGTAATTGTAACATAGCCAGAGCCAGAAACATCTGTTGCTTCAATTAGAGGAGTGAAAACGCCATCAGAAAACGCAGAACATCTATTTAAAAATGTTAATGAATTAAAGCCAATACTATCGATTTCTATGCCAACAGTTGTTGTGTTGGAGCTGATAGCAGCTGGGGTAAGTGCGTTTAAGTTTTTCAAAACTGATTTTTGATCAATGCTTGCCATAATATTTATTTATTTATTTAAATTATTAAAAGGGGGTTTTTGAACCCCCTTCGAGTTATACTGAAATTTTGATTTTCTTAAATGCTTCAGGTTGTACAACCATTGCATCAAGACGCTCCATAAAAGTAAACTCGATCTTACCTTCTTTTTTCAAAGAAACTTCGTCACGAATCACAGTCATTCCTGCCCTTTCACCGATTAAGTAACCAGCGAAGAAGTCTCCATAAATTACAGGATAAAGACCAGCTCCGATGTTAGGCATATCATTAAGAACTGAGTAAGATGTTCCAGCAATAGCGTTAGGAATGCCAGCAGCTAGATTTCCAGAC